ATTTGTAGGACATAAAGAATTTGAAGTAAAAGCAGATACTTTAGCTCATGCTGTTAGTTTTTTGATAAATAATTTTGAAGGTGTAGAAAAATATATGAGTCCAAAACATTATCAGGTAAAAGTTGGTAATTATGCAGTAGATGAATCAGAGTTGTCTCACCCTATTGGACAGGAAGATATACATTTTATTCCTGTAATAACTGGTGCTGGTAGAGGTGTTGGGAAAATATTATTAGGAGCAGCATTAATAGGACTTGTGGCTTTAACTGGTGGTTTTGCAACTTTTAATGCTACACAAGGTATTACATTTCAAAATAGTGTTTTAGGTGGTGCATTTTTGAATAAATCAATAGCTTATGTTGGAGCATATTTAGTTCTATCAGGTGTTAGCGAAATGCTTTTCCCTGTTCCTCAACCTCCTAAATTTGAATCAGAAGAAGATCCCAGATTATCATTTAGTTTTGGAGGAACACAGCAGACGGGAAGAGCAGGAACTCCTGTTCCTTTAGTTTACGGAGAGATATTTACTGGTAGTGTTGTAATAAGTGGTGGTATTGATACTGAACAGGTACAGGGATGATTGAAGAAAAATACCCAATCAAAGGTTCTGGCGGTGGCGGTGGTGGTGGTAGTAGTCCTCCCCCAGCACCTCCCCAACCAACTAGAGAACCTGATACTCTTCACAGTAGGCAGTTTGCAACTTTTCTTGATCTTGTTTCAGAAGGAGAGATAGAAGGTTTTGCAACAGCATCAAAAGAAGGAAGAACAAAAGGTACAACTGCATATAATAACGCTGCATTAAAAGATGTTTTTCTTAATGACACTCCAGTACTAAGAGCTTCAGCAGACTCTACAGATCCCCAAACCACAGATTTTAACTTTCAAGATGTAAAGTTTACACCCCGATTTGGCACTGGAGATCAGACAAAAATACCTGGAATTGAAAGTAGTGTATCAACAACAAGTGTTGGGGTTACAGTTACCGCAAGCACTCCCGTTACTCGTCAGATAACAAATACAAATGTTGATGCAGTAAAAGTATCAGTTACATTTCCACAATTACAAAAAGCTACTGATGCTGGAGATTTATTAGGTTCTTCTGTCCAACTTAAAATAGCTGTTCAATATAATTCTGGAGGTTTTACAGATGTTATTACTGACACTATTAGAGGCAGAAGTGGCGATGCGTACCAAAAAGATTATCGTGTAAATATTACTGGGTCGTTTCCTGTTGATATAAGGGTTAGTAGAGTCACGGCAGATAGTACAGATACTAATTTACGAGACAGTTTTCAGTGGACAAGTTTTGGAGAGATTATTGATGATGCTTCTACTTATTTAAATAGTGCATATAGTTCGATAAGGCTAGACTCAATGCAGTTTAGTTCTATCCCTGCTCGTAAATTTAGAATCAGAGGTATCAAGGTTAGGATTCCAGGAGCAGGTGCATCTAGTTCTGGTACTCCTACTGTTGATAGTAATACTGGCCGTATTGTTTACCCTGACGGCTATATATTCAATGGAACACTCTCGGCAGCAGTATGGACTTCATGTCCCGCAATGATCCTGCTTGATCTTTTAACTACAAGTAGATATGGATTTGGAGATCATATAACAGATAGTTCTCTTGATCTTTTTAGTTTTGTAAATGCCAGTAAGTTTGCTAATACACTTGTTGATGATGGTGCTGGAGGACAGGAAGCTAGATTTAGCTGCAATGTAAATATTCAAAGTCCTAAAGAAGCATTTGAACTAATAAATGATTTAGCTGGTGTGATGAGATGTATGCCTATATGGTCTGCTGGAACAATAACTATTACTCAAGATAAACCTACAGATCCTAGTTATTTATTTAATTTATCTAATGTTACTGAAGAAGGTTTTAATTATTCTGGTAGTAGTTTGAAAACTAGACATAGTGTTGTATCTGTTTCTTATTTCAACATGGATAGTCAGGAGGTTGATTTTGAAGTTGTTGAAGATACAACAGCAATATCTAAAATTGGTACTGTTGTAAAACAAGTAAAAGCATTTGCTTGCACTTCAAGAGGTCAGGCCAGAAGATTAGGAAAAGCAATATTGTTTGCAGAACAAAACGAATCAGAAGTTGTTGCTTTTAATACTTCTATAGATTCTGGTGTAGTTGTAAGACCAGGTGCGATTATTGAGATTCAAGATCCTGTAAGAGCAGGGATAAGAAGAGGAGGAAGATTATCTGCTGTTACCTCTACAACTGTTGTTACTGTTGATGATACCTCTGCAACTGATTTAGCTTTAGATACCAGTGGTAATCCTGTTGGAGATGCAACATTAGCTGTAATTTTACCCGATGGATCGTTTGAAAGTAAGGCAATCTCATCTGTCTCAGGTGGAACTATTACTGTAAGCTCTGCTTTCTCTCAAACTCCTAATGTAAATGCAAACTTTCTTATATCTAACGTCACTACTCAATCTCAATTATTCAGAGTAATTACAGTAGAAGAACAGGATGGTATTAATTATTCAATCACTGCCTTGTCTTATGTTGAAGGTAAATATGCGTTTATTGAAGATGGCGAAGCATTAACAGCAAGAACTGTATCTAAATTAAACTCACTTACTGAACCTCCTTCTGGTTTAAATGCTGTAGAAAGAATATTTCCTATCAATAATCAGGCTGTATCAAAGGTCATTATTAGTTGGCAACCTATTGTCGGTGTTGTGCAGTATCAAGTCAACTATAGATTTGAAGATGAAAACTTTATAAGTGAAAAGGTATCAAGACCTGATTTTGAAATAATGAACAGTCGAAAAGGAACTTATACGATCCAGGTATTCTCATACAATGTTTTAGATCAACTGTCAGCAACTTCCACTAATTTAACTTTTGAAGCTGTTGGTAAGACAGCAGTTCCACAGGATGTTACAGGATTACTTGTCGAACCAGTATCAGATCAATTTATACGACTACGTTTTGATAAGGCAACAGATATTGATGTTACGCATGGTGGAAACGTGGTTGTCAGACATAGTAACCTTACAGACGGAAGCGGTACATTTACTAATTCTGTTGATATTATTCCTGCTTTACCAGGGAACGTATCTGAAACATTAGTACCAGCAGTTGATGGAGAGTATATTTTAAAATTCAGAGATGATGGTGGTAGATTAAGTTCTGGAGAGACTTCTGTTGTTGTAACAACTCCTGATCCTTTTCCTAAGTTAGTTGTTTTAACAGATAGAGAAGATACTGATAGCCCACCTTTTGCTGGAGCAAAAACTAATTGTAGCTTTAATAGCTCTTTAAATGGTTTGATTTTAGGTGGGCCAGTATTATTAGATTCTATTTCCGATTTTGATGCTATAACTGATTTTGATAATTTAGGAACAATCACTGCAATCTCTGGTACATATGATTTTGCAAATAAATTAGATTTAGGAGGCAAGCAACCACTACGACTTATAAGACATTTTGTAACTCAAGGTTTCTATCCGAGTGATCTGTTTGATGATAGAACTGCAAATGTAGATACATGGACAGATTTTGATGGTGCAAAAGCAACAGATGTAAATGCAAAATTATTAGTAAGTACAACTGACAGCGATCCAGCAACTTCTGTATCTGCTACCTACGCACAGTCTGGAACGACAATAACTATCACAAAATCAGGTCATGGTTATTCTGTAGGCAGCAATATAGAAATTACATTTTCAACTGGAAGTGCTATAACTGGAAATTATGAAATTATAACTGTACCAACTTCAAGTACTTTTACAGTAACAGCATCAAGCAGTCTTACTACAAGTGGTAACTGTACTTATTCTGCTGAATTTACTAAATTTAATACTTTTGCAAATGGTACATTTATTGGTAGAGGATTTAGATTTAGATGTGAACTATCATCAGATGACCCTGCTCAGAGTATAGAAATAGATCAACTAGGTTATTCGGCTGAATTAGAAAGAAGAACCGAAACAGTAAATTCAGTTATAGCTTCTACAACTTCAACTAAATCTGTCACTTTTGCCAATAGTTTCTTTACAGGATCTACTGGAACGGGAGTTTCTGCTGGCTCTGCTTTGCCAACAATAGGAATAACTATTGAAAATATGACGGCTGGAGATGAATTTTTCTTATCTAACATATCTGGTACAGGTTTTGATATAGATATTAAAAATAGTGGTAGTAATGTTAATAGAAATTTCAAATATACGGCCATTGGATTTGGGCGTGGTAGTTAGTATTGAATTAAGATATACTTAAATAAAAAATGAGTTAAGTAATGGCTACACATGATTATGTTATAGACAATGCCTCTGGTAGTGCTGTCAGGACGGACTTAAATAATGTATTACAAGCGATATTAACTAATAATAGCTCTGGTTCTGCTCCTAGTACCACTGCTGCTTATATGTTGTGGGCTGATACAAGTAATAATATTTTAAAGATGCGTAATTCATCAAATGATGGCTGGATTGATTTAAGAACACTTACTGGTGGTGTAACGACAACTGCTGATGCAACAATAAATTCTATAACTGTAGGTAAAGGTGCAAACTCTGTTGCTGGTAATACTGTTGTTGGAGAGACAGCTTTAGATGCTTCTGTTTCTGGTGGAAATAACACTGCTATTGGTAAAGATACACTCACCCTTTTAACTTCTGGAGCGAGTAACACTGCGGTTGGAAGTGAAGCATTAGAGGATATTACAACAGGAAGTTTTAACGTTGCTATTGGTAGACAGGCACTAAAGGAAAATACTACAGCAGATAATAATGTTGCTATTGGAAGAATGGCTTTAGGAGCAAACACAAGTGGAACTAATAACGTAGCTGTAGGAGCTTTGGCTTTAGATGCTAATACTACTGCAAATAATAACGTAGCTGTTGGTATAAGTTCTTTAGGTGCAAACATAACTGGAATACAGAATGTTGCCATGGGTACTTCTGCTGGTTTATTAAACACAACAGGCTCTAGTAATGTTGCTATAGGTTACGAAGCCTTAGAAGCAAATACCACAGCAAGTAACAACACTGCCGTTGGTGCTAAAGCCTTAGAAGCAAACACAACTGGAACAGAAAACACAGCAGTAGGTTCTTTGTCTTTAGATGCAAATACTACTGCTAATTCCAACACAGCATTAGGTTATAACACATTAGGAGCTAATACAACTGGAGCATCTAATGTTGCGGTTGGTGCTTTTGCCTTAAATAATAATGCTACGGCTAATAATAATGTTGCTATTGGCCGTAATTCCATGTTAGTCAACACAACTGGAACAGATAATGTAGCGATTGGTGCATATACTCTAGATGCGAACACAACAGCATCAAGTAATACTGCTATAGGAAAAAATGCACTAACAGCAAACACAACTGGACCCGAAAACACAGCTATAGGTGACGCAGTTTTAGATGCAAACACTACAGGAGCTTATAATACCGCTACAGGAAGAAATGCACTAGGAAATAATACGACAGCAAACAACAATGCCGCTTTTGGTCACAGTGCTTTAGCAGCTAATACAACTGGAACACAGAATGTAGCTGTCGGAACTACTACTTTAGATGCCAATACTACTGCTAATAATAACTCAGCTATTGGATACCAAGCATTAGGAGCAAATACTACAGGGGAGAATAATACATCTTTAGGATCTTTTGCTCTTCTTTCTAATACAACAGCAAGTAATAACACTGCCATTGGAAAAGACGCATTATTATTAAACACAACTGGAACAAGAAATACGGCTGTTGGTGTTGCAGCTTTAGATGCTAATACTACAGCTGACCATAATACTGCTTTAGGTGCTTTTACTTTAACATCAAACATAACGGGAGATAGTAATACTGCTGTGGGTTCAAGTGCTTTAGAATCAAATGAAGGTAGTAATAATACAGCAGTAGGTCGTGCTGCATTGCTTGTAAACTCATCTGGAAGTCAAAACGTAGCTGTTGGTAAAGATGCTTTAGATACAAACACCACTGGTAGTCAAAACGTAGCAATCGGTGTGGATTCTATGGATTCCAATACAAATGGAGCAGGCAATACTGCTGTTGGATATGATACTTTACTATCAAACACGAGTGGAGATTCTAATGTAGCAGTGGGTAAGGGTGCTCTCGATGCAAACACTACAGCAAGTAATAACGTAGCGGTAGGACTTGATTCTCTAGGAGCAAACACAACTGGAACACAGAATGTAGCAGTTGGTACTTTTGCTTTAGATGCCAATACAACATCATCTAATAACACTGCTCTCGGTCATGCTACCTTATCAGATAGTACTGGTGCAAACAACACAGCAATAGGAAGAGCAGCTTTAAATTCAAACACAACTGCATCTAATAATACCGCTGTAGGAGCAGATTCCTTAATATCAAACACAACTGGACAGGAAAATGATGCGTTTGGATATGTAGCTTTAGCATCAAATACAACAGGTAGTAGTAACTGTGCTTTTGGTGCTGGTGCTTTAGATGCAAATACTACAGCTTCTAATAATTCAGCTTTTGGTGCAAATGCTTTAGGAGCAAACACAACTGGAGATTTAAACACTGCTGTTGGAGCTAATGCTTTAGATGCTAATACAGAAGGCACAGAAAATGCTTGTTTGGGCAATGGTGCGTTAGGTGCAAATACAACTGGAGGTTCAAACGCAGCATTTGGTAGAAATGCTTTAGCTGGAAACACAACTGGTGCTTTGGACGCAAATACAACGGCAAATGATAATGTTGCTATAGGAGTAGATGCGTTAGGTGCAAATACAACTGGACATGGAAATACTGGTCTTGGCAG